CAATTCACGCCTCCTGAAAACGTGGCGCAGGACATACGCCCGCGTGAATGACAGCCCGGCGAACATGCAGGTGACGCCGATTGATCCAGCCGGGGAATAGCCGAGGATCAGCCACGTTGCCGCCCACGAGGCGAGAAAGCCGATTGCGGTATTGGCGAGGGCCTCGGCGGCGATCATACCACATCCCCCTCGGTCCATCCGCAATGGCGGCATTCCCATTCCAGCCAGCCGTCGAACGGCCTGATCCGCAGGCACCGCTCACGCGATTTGCGGCGGGTATGGCTGCACAGCGGGCAGGTGGTGCGGGCCGAGTGCAGCGGCGGCGGCGTGATGCCGTGCCGCGACAGGACGGCGGCGATTTCCGGCGTGACGTTCATTCCTGCACCCCCCGAATTTTCGCCGCTGACGGCCCTTCTGTGGTTCCGCCGGTATCACCCCCGCCGAAACCATCGACTTGCGCCTGTGGCCACCTTCCGGCGCGCCGCACGATGCGCCCGGTGAGTATCAACCCGCTCGCGTTGATGGTGGCCACGCCGTCGCGCTCGGAAATCAGGTAGCCCTGCGCCAGCGAGCCGGGGAGTTCGATGGTGACGATCATGCCAGCCCCCAGATGTTTTCCGACCGTTTGGTTTTGCCGACGACCTTGGCTTGCTTGTATCCCCGCAAAACCCGCAGATGGTGCCCCGTTTTCTCCGCGCTGATGCCCATGGCCTCAGCCGCCTGGGCGATGGTGACTGGACGTTCCGACATCATCGCCAGCAACTGTTCCCTGCGTTTGATCCCGCGCAGAATGTTCCCCGCAATGCCCCGGGAGCGGTTTTCCCGCATCACCGCGGCTTCCTGCCGCGAGAGGAATTTCGTGCGGCCGAACCTCCCCCACATTAGTTCTGTCTCTTGCTTCGCGGTTTTTGCCATATGCGCCCGGAGCAATTCCCCCGTCCTGCACGGGCTATCCAGCCGAATATCCATTCATGTCCCTCCGTTTTTCATGTGCCTTGATGCCGTGAATAATCGTGGTGTGATCCCGGCCCAATTCTCTGCCGATTGCCGTTGTGGAATGGCCGGCCCTGCTTGCCAGCCACATGACCTCCTGCCTCGGGTGCACGAATTCATGCCTGCGGCTGTCGCCGTAAATATGGGCCGGGGAAACGCCGTGGCGGCGCGCGACGAAAACGACAAACGTGTTTATATCCGCTCTGGGTTTGGTAACCCCGGCCGTTTGAAGAACGGAGGCCATGAAGGAATACCGGCTCATTCAAACGCCTCGTTGATTGAACGCAGGCTGCCGAGAATGCGGTTGTGATGGGATGTTTCGTCCCGCGTCGGCTCCTGTCCCGCCGCTGCGGCCATTTGCCGTTCGTCCAGATCGTAGCCGCGATATTTGGCGTCACGCTCGTTTTTCAAAATCCCGCGCCGGATCAATTCCGCCGTCCGGTTCGGCCTGCCCATGCGCGGCATTTGAGAGCCGAACTTTGCGTGCCACTCGGACATGATGCGCAGGCTGTTTTGCTCGACAGCCTCTTCATTACCGGGTGCCCGCTGGCCGGATACCTCACGGCATGAGGCGTCGATTTCGCTCGGGATCGGCCAGCCGTGGGTTTTCATGCGGCGGCTCAGGTTGTCCTCGAAACGATCCCACCACAGATCAATCCCGGTCGTCGGGGCGTAGCGGGCGATGGTTTTCACCATTGCGGCGACCTCGGCCCGCTGCCCCTCTTGGCTGCCCTTGATCGCGGCAGGCGGGGTTTTGCGGCTCAGAATTCCGACAAGTGCGGTTTTGATGAATTCGTCGCGGTTCATTGGTGCGGCCCAGAAATGTCGATGGTTGCCATTATTGCGGACAGGTCAGCGACTTTCGGCGGCGATCCGAGGCGGGCGGTGATCCACGCCACAGGCTCAACCGGGCGTTCCCGGCTGGCGGCGTCGAATGCTGAGAAAACGGATGCCGCCTCGTGGTCCCTGAGCCACTTCCCGATGACGGTCCGGGCGTTGCGTTCCGAGACGCCACGAGCCTGCAGAAACCGCACACCCCTCGCCCAAACCTCTTCCCGAAAATCCGGCTCGGACGACGCGTCAGCGTCAGAAGCGATAGCTTCTGTATCTTCTATTCTATTCTCTTCTATTCTGGTTGAAGCAGTGGCTTGGCATGGTTCGTTGCTTTCCAATGCCTTAGCAGCGTTTTCGGCGCGGGTTCGTCCACCTTTCGCACCCCTTTCGGCACTCGAAATGTGCGCGAACTGTCTGCGAACCACATCCGAACGCGCGCGATCATTCCAGATTTTGCCGTCCTCGATGGTGATCTTGCCAGCCTTCATAAGGGCATCGACAAGCCCCCTTGCCTTGCGCGTCGAGCACCTGAAAAGCCCCGCCAGAACGCGGTCAACGTTCGGAACCGGGGCGTCGTGCTTGTGGATCGCGTTGATGATCCGAAGATACGCAGCCTCTTCCTCAAGGCTCAGTTCCGATGTGCCGAAATCCCACGCGGCGGGGTCCATCTTGTAAAAGCTGCTCATGCCACCCCCCACGCTTCCAGGGCCTCGTCAACGTCATCGACGCTGCGAACGACGGCATGGCGGAACCCGGCAGCGGTGAGTTTTTCGCCCACGGCCTTCTGCTCAGCCGTCATGTAATTGCCTTCCGCCTTCACCTCGAAAAACAGCGCGCCGTGGCTGGTGAACGCGACAAGATCGGGGAACCCTACGGCCATGCCCAAATGCTTCGCCTTGGCGATCTGCATGGCAACCTCGCGGCCTTTGAGGGCCAGTTCGTTCGGGCTGTGGTGAATGACGCAGCCGGGGAATTTGAGCCGCAGATAGTGCAGCACGGCCAGGTGTATAGGGCGTTCGCGGTCAACCCTCATTTCAACCTCAGCATGTCATGGCGGGCCGAATAGATCGCCCTGCGCAGCGGCCCCCGGCGCGGATCGTGGCGGCTCATGGCGTTCAGCCGGGCGATCTGGCATTCCAACTCCGATAGCTGCAGCGCGTCGCGCCTCGCCTGCGTCACGGTGTTCGAGACAGGTCCAGATGTATCCGCGCTTGCCCTCGGGCTTTTGCGAACGACGGCCGGGAAGCCCAAAGCCGAAAGGGCCTTCATGGCCGCAGACGATGCATTTTCCAGACACCAGATCATTACGCCGCAATCCCGAAAAGATCGCCGACAGATGCCTCTGCTTCCTTCATGTTCTTATTCGCCTGTGCCGCATATTCAGGTTTCAATTCGAACCCAAGATAGCGGCGGAACATTTTAACAGCCTGATAGCCCGTCGAACCGATGCCATTGAACGGGTCCATCACTACATCGCCGGGCTTTGAATAGAGCCTCAGGCAACGTTCGATCACGTCCAGTTGTAGCGGGCAGACGTGCTTTTCATCATTCTGCGCCTTCATGCGGTTCAGAACGTTGCCCTGCTGAATGTCCATCCATACCGGAGATGCGAGTTTCTGCCATTCGTAAACGTCAAACTCGGCATGAGGCAGAAGCGCGGCGATTTGTTCATCGGTCGGGGTTTCCGACGCCAGCCCGAGGCGGTGCATCTCTTGCAGCCACGCCTTGGCGATGCGGATAGCCTCTTTCGTGTCACCCGGCGCGCAATGTTCCACCCGGTCAGGGTTGTCACCCGGCGCACGGAAGAACAGCATATAGTCTGGCATCCCTACCCGGTTCATCGTGCTGTCCTTGCGGATTTGCTTATAGAGCAATCCCAGGGCCTTCGTGCGCTGCATTTCAACCACGGGGTCTTTCCAGATCGTGGATCGGCCGTGGTAGATTAGCCCCGCCGCCTCATGGCTGCGGATCAGATCGCCGGAGAAATCCTGCAGCCCGATATACCCGTGCTTTCCCTTGCGGGTCGGCAGGTCGGTGCAGTGGACGCAGGCCATGCGCCCAGGCTTCATCACGCGGGTCAGATCCTCGGCGAAGAATTGGTATTGCGCCATGAACGCCTGACCTTCGCCAGCGTTGCCAAGGTCGCGTTCGCTGTCCGAATAGACGAACAAATCCCCGAACGGCGGCGAGAATACCGCGCAGTCGATTGACGCCTCCGGCATGGCCCACATCCCCTCGATGCAATCGGAGTTGTGGATGGCCCATCCGGCCCCTTGGTATTCCGGCTGTTTCATTGTTCCGTCCTGATCCAGTTGGGGAACGCCAATTCAAGCGGGCGTTCGTATTTGATGCGGCGGGATGCTTCCGACTGCGCAGCGCGCATGGCGTCGGCCATCCGGCGCTTCATTTCGTCGTGCTTCTTCGATTTCTCGTTGATGACATTCCAGATCACGGCTTCCGTGTCGGCGATCACGATGTCATTGCGCACCGTCTCGGATTGCCCGAACCGATGTGATCTGCGCACAGCCTGATAATGCTGCTCGTAGCTGAAGCTGATCGATGCAAACACGGCATGGGCGCAGTGCTGCCAGTTGACCCCGAACCCGGCCAGCTTCGGCTTTGTGACGATGGCGCGGTATTGCCCATCGGCGAAGCCAAGCAATCGGCGCTCTTTTTCGTCGGGATCAAGCGAACCATGCACTTCGATAGCGCCTGGCACCATCCTTGACAGCATGTCGCTTTCGTCGTTCGTCTCGCACCAGACAGTGACCGGCTTGTCATGGGTCGCCAGCTCCGCCGCCATTTCGCAGCGTTGTTTAAGCGTCAGCCGCTTTTCGGCGTGGAAACTGGTCGCGGACATTTCCGGGATGCGGAACAGCATGCCTTCGGCAACATCCGTGTGCCGGTCAGCCGCGACTTCATGAATGCGCCGCTGCACATCAGGAAGGATGTATCCGGTATCATCTCCACCAAGATCGGACGGCAATGTGGCGCAGCGCGACCACGACGCGACGAAGTTCCAGAAGTCCTCAACCGCATGGCCCTTGAGCCGCCATTCCTGCGATGCCGTCGATGTGTCATTGATAAACCATTTCGACAGCATTTCCTGCTGCCGCATCACCCCGAGAAACTCGGCATGATTGCCAAGCTCGGTATGATCGTTCGGGGACGGCGTTGCGGTTGCCGCCAGCTTGTAAGGCGTGGCTTCAAACGCTTCCTGGATCAAAGCGCGCGTGCGCCCTGCGTATGATTTCAGGATGCTGCTTTCGTCGAGGATGACCGCGCCGAAGGCCGACGGATCGAGTTTCTGCAGCCGCTCATAGTTCGCCACCATGACGCCCGCGCCGACTTCGTGCTGCTCGCGGATTTGCCGAGCGTCAATGCCGAATTTCTGCCCCTCTCGGACCATCTGCCCGGCGACAGCAAGCGGAGTCAGGATCAGAGACGGCTTGCCGGTTTCTTCGGCGCACTGGCGGGCGAATTCCAACTCGATGAATGACTTCCCGAGGCCGGTATCAAGGAAGGCAGCGGACTTGCCGCGATCCAGCGCGAAACGAACAACGGCCTGCTGATGCGCCTTGGCGTGGATGTTGATTGGTTGCGGGTTGAACCCGCCGCGCTTGGCGCCAGGCGCGCGGGCGGCGATGAAATCTCGATACTCTTGGAGGCTCATTCCGCCCCCCCGGTATTGGTTTCCATACCTTCTACGGCCGCTTTAACCTGCTGCCAGCAGTCCGCATTTTGTATATTGTCAACTGGCCGCATCCCGAAAAGCTGCGGTGGGCACTCGACGCCTACCGACTCCGCAAGGTGCTGGCATGTGTAGAACCAGGACGATGGGAACCATCCGCGAACGACTGCGTTGCTTACTGCCGTCGCGCCCACTTCGAGCGCGTCAGCCATACTCTTGCGCCCTACGGCGTCCGCGAATTTGTGTGCTGTCATCATGGTAGAAGCATCATATCCATAAATGGTGGATGTACGCAACCCCATAATTTGTGGTTTGCGCGCGACAGTCCATCATATGTGAATTTGCCCTTGCGGCGTCCATCTAATGTGTATACAGTCAGTCCCATCAACACCGGAGACTGACATGACCCTCCACACATTCACCATCGACGTTTGCCCC